CTGTAGGTCATCACTATCACCTAGTAATAATTTACCGCCATCAGATAGGTCTACATTACCAGTAAAAGTAGCATCCTGACTTGAATCAATACGCAACCCAATATTTCCAGCACCATCACTAATAACTATTTGATTAGATAATGCAGCATGGCTTGAGCCAGTATAACCCCCTATATACACATTATAGTTACCACTTGTTAACGCATTCCCTGCATTAACACCTAAGCCTATATTATAACCCCCGGCTGTAGTGCTTATTGCATTAAGCCCTACAGCAGTGTTATTGTCTCCTGTCTGTAATGTTGTTAAAGAACTCTTACCAATAGCTGTATTACCTTTACCAGAAGTAATAGAATCCCCTGCATAAGACCCAACAATTGTGTTATCTGCCCCTGTACAAACATTGAGTGCGTTATATCCTACGGCTGTATTGTCATCGCCTGTTATTGTTAATAATACCCCGCTACCTAAAGCAGCATAACCTAAAGCTGTATTCCTATTAGCTGTGGTTGCTGATGCTAAAGCAGCAGAACCAAGAGACACACTATTTATTCCAGATGTTAATGCTGCAGAAGCCGTATAACCAATCGCTGTGTTATTTGCGCCCGTAGAATTATTTAAAGAAGATGCGCCAACTGCTGTATTATTAGATGTTGTATTAGCTAATAATGCATTTAATCCAACAGCAACATTGTTAGCCCCACTAACATTAGCTCCAAGAGCATCTTGTCCGACAGCTGTGCAATTAATTGCTGTCGTCATAGCATCTCCTGCACTTTTACCTACAGCAGTATTCCCTGCACCAGTGGACAAAGCTAAAGCAGCGCTTCCCACAGCAGTTATTTCATTGCTTACTTGTGCCCCACCAGCGTTATAACCGAGAAATGTTCCTGATGAGCCTGTATATACTAAACCTGCTTGATACCCTACCCCAACATTATTTGAACCAGTTACAACATCTGTTAAAGCATTCACACCTACACCAGTATTACCTGAACCAGAAGTAACGCTATCTAATGCTGCTGTACTTAATGGTGTATTGTTACTGGATATTGTGCCTATCATTGCTGCTGCTAAGGCTATTGTAGGGGAATTACTATTTTGCGTAGTTGTGGCATCTCTTAATGCCTGAGTAGCTGCTACAAAATCACCTGCTGTAGGGAATACATATGCAGGTTGTATAGTTTGAGAAGCATTAGGCCATGGATCTACTAGATGTATAGTGGTTACTGGGCCAGCAGATTGTTCTGCATAATTTATCTCTACTGGGGGAAATGATCCAACAATTAGAGCATCACCTGCTGATATGTTGACTGGATCTTCATCGGACACAACATCTACTAGTAATGAACCATTAGCTATTGTTACAGACGCTGCGGTATACCAAGTCATATTTACACCTTCTCTAGTTGTTTTATGAAATTATACATTAAAAACCAATTAAAGCTATACTAATAGGTAATGTTAAGCATATCACTCTGAGCTCACTAATGCTAACCGCTGAGAATCAGTATAATATGAAGACGGCCCAGTCGGATTATGAACATCAGTATATCCAAATAATATGCTACGGGCAGTTAAACGTAACCTATATGTTCTATCATCAGTATCTTGTTGGTTATCTGTATAGGTGAATGATCCAGCCAAACTTTGTGTAGTTATATAAGACCAACCATCTATCGCAGAATCACCTTCATCAATATACTCTTCGTTTGTTAAAGTACCTGTACCTGTAAAACTTTCTGTTTGTCGGGTAGTCCAAGTACTTGGTGCAGTTTCTTCTTCTAATAGTATTGAACAAGTAGGTGCTGCTGGAGCACTTCCAGTAGATAACATTCTCAATGAGCGTCTTGTTCTAGACATAGTTACAGATGCCGCAATTGCTATACTTCCACCATTACTACCAAAGGGGCCAATTATTACTTCAGCATCTGAAGCTAAATCACTAGTAGACCTAGAAGTACCTAATTCACCTGAAACTATAGTACCACCAAAAAAAGCCGAACCATCTGTCTTTAAGTAACTAATAGCATTAGCTTCAGTTAAATTACTGAAATTAATAACACCATTTGTTAAATCATTAACGCCAAACCACTCAATGAATTGATTTGTTGACCCAAAACCTTGGGCTGCTGAAACCCTCATGTGAGTGCTTCCTACTAATTCAATAACGGGTGATCTCATTGATGTATGAGCAATAATAGAAGCAGCATCTAGTGTGCCATCAACTAACGCAGATCCATGCACATGTAACGCGAATGTTGCCCATGTAGAGTTTGCGCCGTCTGCAACAGAGCAATATTTAGTAACTTGTGTAGCCTCATCAGGAGATGCTTTATATATGGTAACTACATCATTCAGTACAGGAATACCGCCTGTACAAGCTCCCTCTGCTAACGCATCTTCTGTAGAACCATCCCATAAACCATCCCATGAGCCATTGGTATGTTCTACTTGGAATCGTCCTGCCCCTCTAGCCCCATCACCACCAGTGGCTCCTGTTTGTCCAGTATCTCCTGTTGCCCCGTCTTCTCCATCATCACCTCTAAATACAGCCCATTCATAATCACCATTGGTAGAAGACACCGCTGGTTCGGAATCTCCTTGAGTCCATGTAATAACATTTGTGCCCATATAATAATTAGTAGTTGCAGGAGTTGCTGGTGTATAAGTAGTAGATAATAATCCTGTAGGAAGTTGTCTGTTACCTACACCATTATCTGAGTCTGAATATGCAAAATCTACTCTAGAAGAAGTTCCATCATTTCCATCTGCTCCATCATTTCCATCTGCTCCATCATTTCCATCTGCTCCATCATTTCCATCTGCTCCATCATTTCCATCTGCTCCATCATTTCCATCTGCTCCAGTTAACAATGTCCACTCATAGTCACCAGCAGTAGTAGATACAGCAGTTTCGCTTCCTCCACTATTCCAAGTTATAAGATTTGTGCCTATATATGTTTTATTTGTAGAACTGGCAGGAGTATATGTAGTAGATAATAAGCCAGAAGGATAATTAACACTGCCACCTACACTAGTAGTACCATAAGCTACATCAAAACGACTGCTAGTACCATCTGCTCCGCTAGTACCTGTATCTCCCGTAGCTCCGTTAGCTCCAGTAGGACCAGTAGGGCCAGTAGGACCAGTAGGACCAGTAGGGCCAGTAGGACCAGTATCTCCAGTATCTCCAGTAGCACCAGTATCTCCAGTAGCACCAGTATCTCCAGTAGCACCAGTATCTCCAGTAGCACCTTTTGTTGCTTTACTTATAGTATAAACTTTAGTAATGACAGTACCGCTATCTGTATGTGTAGCAGTAAATGTAGCTGAGCCGCTATCATTTGCATCAGGAAAAGAATTTATAGTATATATACCAGATGACGTATTTATAGATGTTGAAATACCTGAATCTGCTGTTTTAGCATAAGTAATACCAGTAGTAAGCCCAACAACACCTTGATATGTTAAAAACTCACCACCTGCTGCTGCTAAATCAGAAACTGTAACTGAACCATCTAATGCTGCTGGTATTGTATGGCTTTCATTAGTTAATAATCCTACCAATCCTCCTGCACCATCTGAAAGTTTCTGTATAGTAATTGAATCAGAGTAAGAAACAGTGTTGTGCGTGACTGTAGCTGTAATAGTTACAGGATTGCCTAAGAAAACAACAGCCAAGAGGTTTTTAGGATTAGTTCCTGTTAGATTACTTGCTGTAACATTACTATCAGAGGATGTCCATGTAATAGAGCCTGATATATTCTGTAAATTTGCAATAAAATTTATACTACTTGGGCCAATTATTGCATCATCTGTGTCATAGGCAAATGTATATGAACTAGCAGTTAATCGTAATGCTTTACTGTTCTCTCCTGCGCGTCCTACTTCATAAGCTGCTGCACCATCCCAAGTAACTGTTGTAGTGAGTGTGGTTTCATTATTCTGAATCCGCATACTAACAGCCCAGAGTATTTCACCCGAATTGCTTCCCCCGGGAGTAATGCTCCAATCGTTATTAGGGGCTGTAAATGCACCAGTAGCCCATGTATATACTAGATTTCCGCTGGGTAACGTTCCTGCTGTTGTACCCCATTTGTATACTTCTACATAACCCTGTCTATGACCATCCTTACCTTCAAATACTTTACTAAAACTTTGTGTAACTGTGTCAGTGAAACCATTACCATTAGTTCTTTGCCCTGCAATAGTGTAAGTAATAGAGGCTGTGGCAGTAGTTCCTGATGTGAACGCGCTATGATCACCAACAGTAGCATAGGTATTAACTGTGCTAGAGTAGTCTCCTACTGTTATATCTACATCTGCTACAGAGCTAATACGCCATGTACCCGGAGTAAGGCCAACAGCATTATAATTCAGTGCTATTTCACCCTCATATACAGCAATAGTAGTACCTGAGCCAGTATATGAACTAGGAGCACCGTCACTATCAGCAGGTATTGAATGATTATTGTTAGGCATTAAATAAGTTAATGCACCCGCACCTTGTCTGGTTCTGGTGAATGATTGACTTTTTGATGAAGTAAAACTAGAACCATTTAGTCGTTTTCCTGCAATACTTATAACAATTGATGCAATATCTTGAGTGATAGTATCAGCTACACCTAATGTGGCATAATCACCTGAATCAGTTAAAGAACCTTCATTTATTCCACCAGCCACTGTTCCAGAAACTCTCCATGTACCTGCAGTAGAACCAATACCATCATAGACTAGGGGAACGCGCCCCTCATACACCTTAATATCTGTACCAGAACCATTGTAATTATTTACTATGTCGGTGTTGTCATAGTTAACAGGTATACTGTGGCTCTCATTAGTTAGTACAACAGCAATAGCTCCTGCACCATCAACTAGTCTAACTACTGTCACTGTATCTGAATACCCACCTAATGATGCTGTGACTTTTACTGAACTGTTGGTATTGAACGCATCATCAGTTAACACCGCTGTTTCATTTGAGTCACCTGACTCTGTAAGAGACACTGGTGAACCACCAACAGGTGTTGTTGTCCATATAACAGTACCAGTGATGTTTTCTAAATTGGCTGTGAAAGTAATTGATGTAGGACTAGCAGGTGTTGTGTCATCTACTCCATAATTAAATATAAGAGACGTAGCTGATATAGTTAATATCTTACCGTCTAACGCGCGGATATCATCCTCAGATTCAACAGTATAACCACCAAACACACCTATACCATTGAATGTCATTACATCATTGGTTACTTCTAAATGGGGGACAAATGTCCCTGAAGCTGATGTACCTACAGTAAATACGTCCGCGTCTATTTCAAAATCAGTAACTGTACCGTCATTTGTATTAGTAAACCCTGTAATGCGGTCGTCATTATTAATGACCATACCGCCTCTAGCCACAAGACTACCCGCCGTGCCTTCAAATACTTGGCGCATATCCTCTACTGAAGCGTACACACCACCCTTATTTATCTGAACTCTTCTTACAGCTTCAGCTAATGGAGCCTCTACCCATGAATTGCCTTCTACAGCTGTACAAAGAACGGCTGTTTCGTGTGTAGTAACATTTCCAGCTGAATCCACACAATAACCTATGCTGGCTTTTGTATAATCTTCTGCAGCTACTATTACAGCAGCGTCACCCTCATCTATAGCTACCTGTAAGTTGGTTCTAGCAATAGCTGTAGTTTGTTGTTCATTAATGAAAGCAGCGTTATATATGTCCATACTTACTGCATTTGCATCTACTTGTGCATATAAAGTAGTTATTTCTTGTGCTTTAGCTGCTAAATCAAAGGCATGAGCTGATAATGTTTGCTCTGTTACGGCTATACTTGCACCTGCATCACGAGCCATATTTCTTAAATCAAATAAGTCATATTCTCTTAATACATTGGCTAAACCTTCGTCTATATTAGAGAACTTCAACCCAGCTATATCTGTAACCTGATTAGTTATAGCTCCATCTATAGCATCTATACGACTGCTTGCTGTTGTTATCTGTGGTTGTAGCTCACCATCTAATACGTCAGTAATAGCTTGCGCTCTAGCATCTATAGTTGCATTTGCACCATCTACCCAAGTCTGCGCCGTATTTGCTTTATTTACAGTGCCTTGTGCATCCAACACATCTAATGTAGCTGTCACACTGTAAGTTGTATTCCATGAGTCTATTAGAGTACTAACATCGCTTTCTACCTGATAACCTAGTCCTTGAGTCCAAGTGGTAGTTGCATACTGCAACATTGTACCTGTGCCAGCATCAATATCAGTCTCTACAGTGGTTAGTCTTGATGTTAAATCTTCTAATGCTTGGTCATTTGCACCGCGCTTACCTATCTCTATGTAATCAACGTCACAATCGCCTAAGTCAAAGGTGAGCGAAGTAATTACCCCAGAGAAACCAGAAGCGCCTGAAGCATCTATCTGAATTACTTCCCAAACATTCTCTGCTGCTGGTTCTGGTACTACAACTGAACCTCCTGAATAACTTATTACTCCATCCCATGTACCGGATGTATGGAGTCTTACTCTTATTCTGAATACAAAGTCAGACGTAGTGTCTAATGCAATGGTAGGGGTCGTTGAGGGTGATGTAGTAGCTAATACTATCCAACCACCTGCATTGTATGAAGAATGCCCTGTAAAGCTTTCTGAATCAGCGTTAAATTGCCATGAGTAAGCCGGAGTTAATGCAGCTATTGCACCAGCTATTTCTGAAGTTACTTCATCATGTGTAGCTCTTAGCTGTATATTCCCTGCATTTACAGAGATATTACCCTCAGCAGCTGTTATAGAGTCTTCTGCAGCTGTTATTCTGGCTGCTTCTATTTCTACATTAGCTTGTACGCCATCTATTAGTACGCCTGCTGCTGTGTAACTATTATCTGTGTAGTTATACGCTTTATTGACTATTTGCCCAGTTGCAGGGTCTATAACAGCTACTGCATCTATTAATCTTTCTGAATTCTGTGTTCTAAGGTTATATTCATTTTGCCAAGCAGCATAATCAGCAAATATATCAAACACCGTGCCAGCCAGTTCTTGTTGGTTAGATATTAGAGTATTTACTAAATCAGTATTTGCCTCAGCTAATGCTTGGTCAGCAGTTGCTTGCGCCGCAGCTGCATCTATCACCGCTTGGCTCGCTGTACCTGTTGTATTGTATATCTGAGTAGAGCCTTGCTGCAGTTTCTGCTCAAAATTAACAAATACAGTGTCCAAGTCACGGAAAGTAACCCCGTGATCGTTACGCGTACCACGCGCCCCTTGAACAATTTCAAGTGACCTTTGGATAGAATCAAGTGTTCTATTCAGACTGTCATCTTTTCCGCGATACCTGACCTGTGCTTCAGGTTTAGTATCAGCAAAAGGCACGCCTCGCTTGGCTTTAGTCACAATGCGTTGTTTTTTAGCCCTTATACCCCGGGAAAACTCATCAACCATTATATAATCTCAGTCGGATGTACAGTTACTTGTGCAGTATGTACTTCAGGCGCGCCTGCTGCCGTAGATAGCTGTAAAATAAACTTACTACCACGTACTGCTGGAAGTCTAAAAGTATACTCACCATCACAAACACCAGCCGGTTGTGTAGCTGTAGGGTCAATCATAAATGCTGCTTGATCAACACCATCAAGGTTTAGTATAACTTTTACCGTATTAGTAGCATCAAGTACCCCCGTTAATTTACAAGCGCCATAGCTCCTATCTGGAATATAAAACTCTTTACTGTGCCATACCCATTCAATTGGAGCAGCGACAGCACTAGGTGCGAGCCACGCGTTATATAAATCAGCATGCTCTTGAGCAGTAAGTATTTTGTTGTAATACTGCCACTCGTCCAGCACACCTTGCCACTGGTTATCTAGGATACCGAAATCCCAATAGCTATCATAACTACCGCAACCGCGGGACATACAGCGCCATTCGCCTTCTGAGGTCCAATTAGTCCACAAAGACATATCAACTGTATCCGCTAATACCTCGTTTACATACACCCGCATTATATCTGCAGATACATCAGCCTCCATTCTAAGCCATACAGCCGTATCGCCTGAAAAACCCATAGCGCTGCAATCAGAAACGACAGTTTCTACTGGCGACCAGTTACCTGCTTCATAACAACGAAAACGAAGCTCGTCAGAAGCTTCATCATACCAATAACCAAACCGCACACCTTCACTCCAAATGCCAAACAGTTCAGGGGTATCGCCCTCGCCGGGAGTGCCTAAAGACGCGGCTCCAACAAAGGTAAAATCGCCATTTTGGAGTGTAGCTGTAGAACTACTAGGCACATGCCCGGTGGATTGAAACCCGGCATACCCTAAAGCTGCTGCAGAAAGATCTACCGCAGTACCAACTCCATCGCCACGTGTACTAGCTACCGAAACTCCGGCTTCATTAAAGTTCCCACTGACAAAAGTCATGTCGCCATTATCCATAGCATCATCAGCTACTGTCCCAGTAGTCTCGTCAAACTTCCAATAGTTAATGGGGTCTAAAGCCATGATGGTATCAGTTAAACTAAGTGCATCACTCGAAGAACCACCCGGCTCCCACTCATAAAGTATACCGCCAGCAGTATCTGACATATAAAAACTATCCGAAAGTCCGTCATATTTAAGCCCTACAGCACGCGTCATGCCGCTGCCGCTAGAACCCCACAAATCTGTATCGAGCGGTTGAAATGCTCTACTTTGTATATGAAAAGCAAAGCCGTTTCCGCTGCTTTTTTCCCAAGCATAATAAGTACCGTCATATACTTCTGAAATTAAGTCCGATAAGTCATAAGCCTCACGCCATGGTTGTTCTTCAAAAACACCTTCTGTTAGATTAACCACTTTGCCTGCAGCAGTTACACCCATCAAACCGTCTTGTGCTGGATAAATAACCAAATCAAGGTAGACTGATACTGCTCTTACAGATAGGCACGCTTGATAAAACGGCAGTTTAACGACCTCCATCACATCGGGAGAGCCGCCTGCTATCAAGTACGGGCCACCATCAGTAAGTGCTACAGCAGCAGTTCCCACCGCTTCTATATGCAAAAGCTTGTCTTTTACAACCTGAGTATAAAGAACCGGGAATGCATAAATAACCCCCGGTATAGACATATAGACCGTGTACTCATGTACTAAAAGGTAAGTACCATTAGCCATCTTACAACCAGCTGTAACATAAGGGGGCGGTACATCCCACCCTTCAGTAACTAAAAGCTCGCCAAGGTCTTGGTTTTCTACATCCTCAACCAAAAAGGTATAGTTGCTAAGCCCTACTTCCGTAATAAACTGATAGCCTGTTTCAGTCGTACCTGTGTTTGTTCGGTACAGTCGCGCCGAAAGAATAGGCACATAATCTTGTATAATGTTTTTTTCGTATACTGCTGGATGGTACCCTACATCTGAAGATTGAGGGCTAAAAATGTACACTGAAGTGTCTGGCCCGACATGTGCAGCAGTAGGGTTAACAGGGCCAGGAGCGCTTTCATAACCGTTTGCATTAACATAAGTCATTACATAGAAACGAGTATCAGCATCAATATCGTCAGCAGCAACCTCATCCACAGGTTTAACTACAGGGAACACCACTGGTGCAGGAACACCGACTGCATAATCCCCCAAGACACCTGTAAACGCCCCGTCTGCCGTTCTAAAATTCATACGGCACTGTGGGGCACCTCTGTAGGATGTAGCTGAAGCCGGTAACTCAAAATCTGTTTGGCAATCTATTGTAGAAAAACTAGCCGTTCCTGCAGTTACTGTATCAAGCGCTAATTCTGCGTTGTCTTCTGTTTGGATACGCGCAACACCAGTTGGTTCTATATCATCACCCGCTACATATAACTCCCCTGTAGAGGAGTAAATACCTAATATAGTGATAGTCCCTGCAGTAGTAAACGTAGCGTCAATAGGGAATGCAGGCGCAGTTCCAGTACCTGTATCAAAGCTCACCCACTGTAACGTAGCGCCACCAACGGGTTCTACCGGCTCTGGTGATTTACCAACATAAAAAACTCGTTGTATATAGCTCATTTAGTCCTCATAATAGTAAGGTTGATCAGCACCAAAATTCCAGCCATCACCGCCACCTATATCAATTAGTGGAGGTCTAGCCCAGTGGTAAGAGAATGAAACCTTAACAAACTGCACGCCTGTAGCAGCAACTGTATCAGTAACTGTCACTCGGTACGTAGCCTCTGCCGTTTCTGTTTCAGTTATAGCAGCGGGTGCACTTAATGTAGAACATGTAAATGTAGGGTTAGCAATACTTGTACTGTCGATAGAAATATCTGCGTGCCCCTCGACTACTTCCCACAAATAAGTGTCTGCGGCGCTAACTATAGGCTCTGCTATCGTTGCAATAACCTGCCGCGTCATATTAGTTTGTGGGTCTACTGCACCTGCAGGAGCTGTATTAGAGGTATGTGTGTATGTATACGCAGCAGAGTATAAGTTGTCATCAATAAGCGCTGTTACTGTTGGGTCTACCCCTGCCAAAAGAATAATCAGTGAGTGCCCATCCACAACTACCGGCTCAGGAGCAACAGGATAGTCATACTTGTCTATATCATTGTAACGAGTTTCAAGCACTGTTACTGCAGCATCAACCGTCCATGCCATCCACGAAATGGTATCGTTAGTACTAGCTTTAAAAAAATTAGTATAACCATCGAAATTAGCAGATAAATCAGAATTGACATCAACACTATCAACAGGCTCATAAAAAGGACGAATAGTCTTATCAGTGAGGCGAGCGTTAACAGCATGTGACGCAGCCTGCTCAGGCAACGCGTAATTAGGAACACGTGGGGTTACTCCAGTAAACTGTTCAATTGCGATTTTTTTAGCCATTAGTCATTGTACCTTTTTTTACGCCTTTCAGCACGCGCTTCTTTTTTCCACTCTCTCCAAAGACCCGGTGAAGTAATACCAAGTATTGGGGTAGTTCTTTGCACAAACTCAGGGCTAAAAGGCCCATATTTAACTAAAGTATCTAAATGCCCCATTGTCGGGCCAAGCGCGCGTATCACACCAGACTGCCCAAATTGCTCAGCATCATAGAAAGACATCATTAAATCTACCGGGCCGAGCACGCCGGAAGCGCGTACTAAATCAACTAAACGTTCACCAGCGCCCATCTTCTCTAAATACTTATCTCGACGTTCTTCGTAGTCATCATCAGCTAACTCTCGAATACTAGCTTTAAGTTCTTGCGATAAGTAAGCTAAAGGAACGGCCATTGTACCGATAACAACTAAAGGTAAAGCAGCATTCATTCCAGCAAGCACGTGAGCCTTATCTGCACGTCGTGCACCACTATAGCGATCAGCCATAGTCTTCCCTAGTTCCGGGATGATGTCTGCGCCATACGCGTAAAAGAAACTTTTCAGCTGGCTAATCAGCATAAAATGCGGGTCATTACCAGACACCGATTTTGACATAGAAGTAGGTCGAGCTACATGGTGGTCTGCAAAATTCAACAAAGCATTTGCCATAGGGGACAGCGTACTGGTGCCTTCTATAAAACTCTTTCTACCTTCTTTATCCCATTGTAATACTTGTTCTGGAGTAACCCCAAAACGTTTCATCGCTTTAGCATCACCAGCTTTTGCTTTTTTAATGAAGTATTCCGCCCCAATATTACTAGCTATAGACCGCAAGGAATTATTAAATAGTATGTTTAAATTATAGGTAAATAATTTCTCCATAGCCGCGCGAGGTTTATTACCCTGCACTTCGAAATCAGAAGAATCTATAAACCCGGTAGCTGTTAGTGCGTCAGGAATAGCTCCCATTAAGCGGGCGAGCTCCATAGAATTATTCCGCGCTTGTTTTATAGCCTCTTTTACCGACATGCCTTTTTCTACATTCTGCGAGATTTGTTTTGTATAATCACCAGTATCCCGAACAAATTGTTTTAGCCCTTTCCACGCGGCTTCTGGGTCTTTACCAATAGCACCAGCCATTAAAACACCAAACTCCGGGATAGAACTTAAAGTAGAAAAAGCCAATACAGTATACGCTTGCACCACAGTTAGCCACTGCATAGATTTTCTAATTTTTGGGTTTAGCTCTCGGCCAAGCAAACCATCCATCGCGTTCATACTCTTCCTTGCTTCGTGCACCGCGTCAAGACCTTTAGTTTCATTAACCGTCTCAAGTAATTTTAGTTTTTTAGCTCCAGCAACCCATACATCAAACATAGCTTTTTCTTTCTTATTACGACGAACCAGCCCGCGTTTGTTAGCATCTACCATAGCCTTTTTTAGAGCCTCTGGGTCTTTATCACGCACTGTATACCCATAATTTCTGAGTACAGAAGGCATATCCTCAAGACTTTTAGTTTCATAACCACCGAAAGTCTCTTCATAATTCTTTTGCTTCATCATAGAAGAAACATAAACCTCCATAACCGCACGAGGGTCTTTATTCAACCACCCAGCGTCAAACGCTGCTGCTTGGTAGTCAGGGTCAACAAGAATACGTTTCTTTGCAGATGCTGCTTCAGGGCCAAGACTTTCACCATCAGATTGTTCAAGGATACTATCGGCTATAGCGGTAGCGCTCTTTTTATTATCTAAAAGATGCATAGTTCCGTCATACCCACGATAAGAAAAAGGTTTCCCATTTTTACCCCTCATCAAAAACTTAATGAATCCTTCTTTATCTGCACGTATAACGTCCTGCATATGTATTTGTGGGAAGTATGGACGCCCGTTAATAGTTAATTCTAAAGACCCAAAATGCTTTACAGAACTTTCTTGCATATTCTTTATAACCTGCTTAAAAAACCCTTGCATCTTGTCTGTAACTGGCGTCCCAGTTTTTCCGTGAATATAATCAGAAAACCCCTGCTCCATCTCCACTTCACTAAACTCACGGTATATATTATTTAACATAGCCTTGAACTGTGACTCATCCGCATGAAACTGTCGTTGGTACTTTTCGTACAAACGACCGAGCATAGGGCTGACTCTTTTTACTCGCCGCATACTTGTTAAAAAAGGAGTAACCACATCCAGAGAGAGTTCTTTAACTCGAATAGCTGTGTTCTTTGTAAATACTTCTCTAAGCCCTTTAGTGATTTTATTCAAAGGGATACGTTCACGAGGAGTGAATTTTATCTCATCGACAACACCGCCAACTTCATATCCTTCTGCTTGGAGCTGCTCGTTTCTTTTTTGAGTAGCCTCTTCCATTGACAAAGTGATAATTCTTTGCGACTTTGTCTTTTTGTGTTTAAGCTCCCTAATCAGCCCTCTAACATGTGGGTTATTAATATCGCTGGAAGGAACTAAATACTCTTGCGCTACTGCTGTAGAAGTAGCACCTACTACCTGTACTACCCCCGGAGTATTTGTTTTTTTATATATTTCTGTAGGACTCAACGCAGCTTTTGGGCGAAGAACTCTATTTGCCCTTTCTACTCCAGTACGTTTAACACGGGTTATGTAATTAAAGGCTCTTTTTTTATTATTGAAATAGACATCGCCTTTTAGCATACCATCATTAACTCTAGTTTTATAAAGTGTCGCTTGGTTCTGTGTTTTTACAGTTTCTAACTTACTAACTAGTGGCGTGTTTGCAGGGATTTCCGTTTCTATAAATACTCCAACCGCTCTTCCTTTTCTTACTTCTACTAAACGCGTCTGAATACTTTTTTCTGAAAGTTTCTTTGTACGTGTTTTAGACTTAATAATATTAATCGCGCGTCCAGCACTATCTTGCTCTACCTTACCCATTAACTTTGAGTTATCAGCTGCTATGGCCTCAGTAACACGAATAAGCCTCGCATTTAAAGAAGTACCCATAACCCCAAAAAATTCACGTACTGCCTCAAACAGCCGGTGTAAAAAACCTTTGCCTTTTAAGTATTCCACTAATAATGGATTAGAGCGACCAGAAGCCATAAACTCAGAAACTGAGTTTATATTATTAGGGTTAGTCTCAAAAGCCGCAATAATATCTTCGTTTGTTATGATATTGTCTTTAGCTAGTTGCTTTTTAAAATCTTTGTATGTTTTTAGTATTTCTTCAGAAAAATTAATTAGCCGCCCTAGAGACTCTGCATCTGTATCTGTCAACTGCTTCAAAACCGCTACATGTTTTGTGTCTGTGATATTTTGTAAAGTATTATTTTGTACCCTTGTAATAAGTTCTTTGACTGAACCTTTTTTATCCCCAAACTCAGCAAATACAGAATCAGCCACTGCGCCATGAAACATTGAAACCGAATGCATTAGTTCATGCAACAATACCTCGCCACCAAAACCTTCGGGTACTTGATATGCTACTTTAGCGTTATCCGGTAAGTAAAGCGTGGCAAACGCAGTTTTTTTCTTTGTTTCTGGACTGTATGTGCCCTTACCTTCAGATTCTTTTGAAAGAACAAAAATATTAACGTTATCAGGCAAATTCTTTAGCGTATTTTTAAATTGTTTTTGCAGTGTACGCGGCAAAGCCCGTTCAAATATTTTTTGGACTTCTTCACGAGTAAACATTGTATAATTATTATTACCGCTAGCTTCATCCTCAATATACTTATGGATTTTATTTTGCGCCTGAGATAGTGCTGATTTTCTTCTTTTCTTGTTAACTTTAAAAAAGCTAGCTATAGACTCAAGATCCAAATCGCTTTTTTGTTGCGCTTTTTTTAATAGTTTGTCGGCCTCTTTTTTTAGTTTAACTCTCTTCTTAGCCTGTTTAATAGCCGCCATAATACTTGCTGTTTCTTTCCCTGCACTTCTTGCTTTATCATACTGCTTTTGTAAATCTTGAAGCTCTACTGCTTCCTGATCCATCAAGATTTTTTCATCGGGGGCTTTATCCCGTTTTTCCTGCTGTGTAATTTGGTCTTCAATACCAGTATCAGTTTCAATTTTCTCTGTAATAGTCAGTTGCTCATCCATAGCCTGACCTTCAGAAATAGTCTCTACTTCTGAGGCTTGTTCTTCAGATAGCACAGGATTATCAACTTCTGCAGTTTGTGCAAGCTCCTCTTCTGTAGGAGCACGACCTGTTTTTTCAGCTTCAGCACGTGCTATACGTTCTTTGTCTTTAATTTTTTCTACTTTTTGTGGTTCAAGTTGAACTCCGCCAGAAGGGGCACCTGTGCCTCTTCCAGCTTCACGAGCTGTTTCTTTCTTTTTGGCTATTTCTTCGTTAATTTTTCTGTCTGCTACGCGCTTCTCATCGTGCGCATCAAGCTCGGCTTCTTCCTGCCTAATAATAGACTCTCGGATCTCCAAACTCGCCTCGGGCGACATACGTTCTATAGATTGTTTTGGGAAGTCCTTCTGCATTTTTGCCATAGAAACTTCTACATCAGCCTCAGTAACTATTGTATCTTGCACTACAGAATGTACACTACCGTCTTCCATAATATTCGCTGCAACTATAACAACGGGTTCAGTACCTGCAATTTCAGATTCTGCCAATACCTGTGTTTTAGGCTTAGCCCATTTTGGTTGCGTAACAATATTCGCTTCTTCTGCCGACTGCTCGTTAACTTTAGCTTCGTATTCTTTTGCTAACTTTCTACTCTTAAAATAAGTGCGTCCCTTTTGGGTACTATCAAGCTCAACTACAAAGTAACCGTTTTCATCCCGTTTACCAATAAAACGAGCCTTTTGGCCTTCAGGAAGCGAAACGCTATCATCTGCATCAAAAACCGCTCTTTTCTGCCCACTGTTGAGCATCTCAAGTTGACTTTCAATACTACGGCGGGCCTCTGGATCAGTCTGTGGCACATCTTCAGCAGTTACTACTCCTTCGTCATCTCTTTCAGCGCGTTTCTTCTTAATATCTTCGAGCCGCGCCGCGCGGCTCATTTTTTGTCCTGCAGTTTGTACAACAGCTCCGGGGAGGCCGATAGCCTTACCAGCAGCAAAGCCGACTACGAAAGACTCGAGCACCGCATCAGTATCTTTATCGCTCCACTCGCGATCTAAACTAGTATTAACCGCCACTGCATCTGCAACGGCTTGGAACGCTTCAGTCGTGCCCTCAGCCGCAGCTGCTTGCATAACTTTAAAAGGTACCCGCTTAAACATTTGGGCACGAGTTAGTTTAGCTTTTTTGGCTGTCTTACTAGCACGTAAGCCCATACCCACAAGACGGTTTAATCCGGGGATAGCTGCAAGGCCGACCATATCAGCCGCACCTTTTACAAGACCTGTGAACCAAACCTTTGAATCATTAGATATACCTTCGCGGTCAAACGTAATTTTAGTCTCACCGGTATTCATACCTATTGAAGCTACACCTGCACCAACAGCTGCTCCACGCTTATAGCCAGTAGCCATAGCTGCTTTTTTCAAATCCGCACGATCTTTAACGAACTTTTTCGCCATCGCTTTTGTAACTAAAGAAGTTCCAGCTATTTCACCGCTTGCAAGACGTGCAGTAGCGGCTCGCATTGCAGCACCGCCTATACCGCCAGTAGCAAGAGCTGAAGCAATGGTTGTTCCTATATTTGGAACTTGCTCAATAAGTGTTTCGTATACAGAGCCAAGTGATTCTGCAAAACCTTCAGCTTCTGTCCATGACCTAGTCTCGCGAGGATTAAGCATCATGGTAAGAGTATTTTCGTCAATGCCTGCCTGTGCTAATTTAGATAGTCCTTCAGAACCAACAGAGTCACCAACCAGTTTCATAAGCCCATAACCCATCTGCTGGACTTGATCTATTCCACGGTCTATGGCCTTGCCGTGCATACCGCGCTTAACAGTAGAGCCTATACGTTCAGAGTTACCGCGCACGCGTTTGATGTATTCTGCTTGGTTTCGTTGGTGGGTATCAAAATCGGAACGTTGTTGTGCAGTAGGCGCATTTAAACCATGGCCTCTATTATCTAACAAAAACTTGTTAGCTATAGCTTCTTGTTGTGGGTCAGAAGAACTAGTAGGGAACGCTTGCCCGCGCGACAAAAGCTCATGGGAAAGTAACTGCCCTGCAGCGTCTCGTCGGTCACCAAGTCTACGGCCATAGTAACCGCGCTCATGCCAAAAAGAATTACCGCCAAACTCGCTGGTAGCTCCCTTCTCATATTTCTGCGCCGTTTCAAACGCATCTTCAGCTCCGGGCTGAGGTCGCCCGTATCGCCCTTTCATCTCAGGCGTGTTTACCCCTTTTAAACGCAGCGCTTCATCGCTACCATAAGACGTACTATCACCTTCTACACCATAAAGTGTATCACCATCATAGGCCTTTAAATCTTGCTGCTCTTTAAGAAAAATATCATAAGCACTCATATAACCTGCTACCCATTGTATGCATTAATAGCATTAACCATTAATCTAACGTCACTAACCCCTTTGTTCTTTGGGTCGGCCTTAGCGGTCTTAACTTTCTGCATAATATGCGCAGCTACGCTACGCCCTGAAGATTTACCACGAGGGTCTTCATTAATACGGTCGGATATGCTTTGAAAACTAGTAGCAAATTCATCAACCCTATTGTAAAAGTCTTCTCCTTCTAGGCCTTTTAAAAAGCCACCGGAAGTAAGGTCTGTAGCAATTATAGCAGTATCATATGATAAATCATCTGTATAAGGTGCAAGTTTTTTAAACATGGGATCGACTGCAGCTGCATCATCCTCAGTAAAATCTGTATACGGGTTATTCATTATTTGTGACTTCTTAATAGCGCCTAAAGCTTTCTCAGGCCACCCACCAGAACGATAATCCGTTTTGATATTTGAATTAAGAAATTTGTAATGGTCAATAACGGCCTTACGATTAGCATCACGAATCTTGTTCAACTCCGCCCTTGCTTTTTGGCTATTACGCTGTGCAAGCATCTTATTGCGCATATTATAATGATAGTTAGCATCTTGGTGGTTCATGATACTACTAATATCGCCCGCATCCATTTTGATACCCATCTTCTGCATAGCTGCTATATGCGCGCGACTTCGTGCTACTTCCGCTTTATCAGCTGCAGTTCGCGCGTTGTTATAAGCTAATTCAAGCTGCTTATCTTTAGCAATCCACGCCGCTTCGGCGGCTTTTTTATCTTTAACATCTTCTGGAGCTACTTGCCCTTTAGTAACTTTCTCAACTACTTCAGGGTTTTCTGTTAGCGCTTTTTGTTTAGCTAGGATTTCTTTCTCTTTAGCTAGTAGCTTAGTATGCTGCGAATTATTGTTTTTCTCCATCTCTCGCTGCTTTTCTATATCACTACCAGCCCTAAAACCTCTATCAGAAACATGTAAAGAGCGCAGACGGCTAGGAGTTTTCGACGCTGTTTCTATCTCTTCTCGTACAGCCTTCAGCTCTTGGTCCAATACATCTAAAGCTACATTTCTTTTTATGTTTGCTGCCGACTGTTCTTGTGTCATCGGCTTTGCATCGACAGCAGGCGAGGCACCGCCACCTAAGCCCGGCTTGCTTGCTCGGTGTGCACCCCATGCGCTCCATGTATCACGTACACCGGCATTGGCCTGCACATAATTATCATCAAAGGACTGAAGCCCTTTTGATAGGCTATCTACACGTTTATCTTGTCGATCTAACTCAACATTTCCAGCTTTAAAAGCATCATTAAAAGAGCCGTCCATAAGACCCATAACGTCATCAACTGTCATGGTTAATGGGACTCCTTTATTATCAGCGACCACATTACCATTTTCATCAGGATGGGCTGCATACCCTCCCTGCTTATTAGTTATAGCAACTAGAGGTTTCCCGGTTTTCTCGTCAAAAGCTCCGGCGGTTAGTGTATCTAACTCGTTACCTGTATCCAATTCTTTCATGGGGCGGCCAGTAGCTTTCTCAAAACCAGCGCCAAGTATTTCTTTTACATAAGCATTATTCTGTAAGCCGTTATTAAAGTGCGCGAGCACCTGCCTACCATAAGCTTCTTTCTTGTCATCAGGAGCGGCATCATATTCTTTTTTCATACTATGCAGTCTGCTGCGCCATGCTTGCGCTGCCTGCATATTTTCGTTTCTTTTAGTTCTTCGGTTATCCTCATCGAACATATCTTGCTGCAATTTCTGCTGTTGTTGGAATTGATCCGCACCGACATTAAACTCATATCGACGTTGACGGGCATTAGCGCTTCGTTGAGCTAGACCAGCACCTGCCATTATACCTTCTAAAATAGGATTACTCATAGTTACACACTCATTGCCATTGTAGCCATTGACATGGCTGATCCAAGATTAGCACCACGTGCTTGCGATGCAGACTGCGCGTTACCTACCATCCGGCCGCTCTCTTGCGAAACCGCTGATACCATTTCATTTAAGGCTTGGCCTCTATAAGAACTACCCTGCCCAGCTAAAGACATCGCCACATTTGCGTTTCTATCTGATTGCGCTAATCGCGCGTTATTTATACTACCGGCGTTTGTTGCACTACTATGCATCTTCTGTCGTTTTGACATAGAGTTACGTTGGGCAGTAGTCATACCCATACCATACCGAGCAACATTTCTTTTTGTCGCCCCTGTTTGCAATTCTCCACGTTTAGCATTATCTGCAACGGCTTGTTTTACCATAGTATTATCATTAAGGCTAGCTATCTGCTCTTGAGCTAAAGGTAAGGTATCACGCATAAAAGCTTCAAAATCTTCACGATACGTCTGTCCAACCTCTCGGTCCGCAGCCGCTGCATCACCTTTTAACCTTACTGTTTTAGTACCGCCACCCATTATCCACCGCCTGAGAATCTATTCATCATGTTATAACCCCACGAATCGTGTTGGTCTTTATACCCTCCCGCCTTACCAAGCGTAGATTGAGCCCAGTCGCTGAAGGCAAGTTTTTTTTCCCCGACATTTTCGCGCCGTTGATTCATTCTATAAAACTTATCTCTATTATCTTGATCGAGCGCATCATTCTTGCCTTCCATAAATTTGCCTGCACCCAGAGACGCCATACCCCATGCAGCTCCGCGCATATTATTCGCTTCGTTCGCTGCAATTTCAGCGCTGGCTTTTGCTCGTTGGAACTCTGCTTGAGATAGGGCAGTCATGGCTCTGCTACTTTGCGCTTGCGCGCCAATACCAAGATTAATCATATTGGCTATATTAGTATCTCGAGAAAGTACGCCACGTTTTGTGCCTTCAGAAAGCGCTGAAGCTGTACCTTTATCCATAGCACTACCGACTTTCAATACAGAGCCTAGGCCTTTACCTGTACTACTTGCCTTGGCGTGCACTTGGCTTACAGGCTTTGCAAACATTTGTGCAGCATCTGCAGAAGCTCTACCTCTATATAAGCCAGAATCATCACGCTTAGCACTTACAAGTGCTGCTTGACGCCCGCCTTGATATATCTGGTCTCCGATTCGTTTCTTTTCGCCACTAGTCCTAAGAATCTCTTTATTAGATTCTGTTTGCTTAGTCACTGTCTTTTTAGCGCCCATTATAAATACTTCCTATATGTAGTCATTGGAAGCACTTCAACGTCAAAGCGCTCCATCTTACGTGTCCACCCGCATCTATGAGAAGCCGCTTCTATGTATTCGCAGCCTGTTTGACCTGCTGCCCATTTAAGCGACTCGAACACTTTATCCATATCGTACTTGATTGTAGCATACGAACCCCAGATAAAGAGATACTTCTTACCAAAATCATTTACCATCACTTCGCAGATAATAGCTAGTTCTTTTGTATCCCCAGACATAATTATTAAGTCTGTAACCGCTCGACCTATTAATCTATGTATAGAAAAACCAGAATCTGGATTACGTTTTATAACTCGTTGCATACCAACTAAAAGACTATCCAAAACTTCTTCTGTATATTCTTCTATTACTGGGTACATTTTACCAACTAAACGCGGCTATGCGCGTGCCCGGAGTACGTGTCTCCTCAGCTCGAAGTTTCGCATCCGCAGTACGGCTTAAAAACTTATTCAAATGATACTGAGATAATTTAATATCGGACCAGCTCTCTTGAGGCATTTCATATAATCTATACAAAGCGCCATCCAAAATAGCATCTTCAAACTCGTCTACAATAGCGTCATCTATTTCAGTTGCTGTGCGAGTAATAGATAAAACTATTTTCATAGTCACTATATCATCAGCAGTAGGTGTAGGTAATAGCTCGAAAGTATCGTTATCCACAAGGGTAACGTATTTAGAGTCTGTTGAACCTGATTCAAAATCAGGAGTTACATATGCTTTTCCTGCGTCACGTAAATAAGCTAAATTAGTATTACTTGTTTGTAATTTGGCATAAACAATATCATGCACCAAAGTTCCCGTAGGTTGAGTAAACGAATACGCATTAGATCCTGCAGTAATAGCGCCACTAAAGTCTACACGCCATGCGCGAGATTTACGGAAAAATTCTCGAGCACTTTCACGAACCAAACGTTCAAGCATAAACGCGGGAGCTTCCCGTGCCTTTATCCGCAATAATTGTGCTAAATCAGAAATAAGCATTAATCAACCGCCTGTACTATTGCTGGTGGTACGTTTCTATCAGGGGCTTCTGTATTTTCTGCGACTAACTTACCAGTAAGCCCTTGAACAAAAGCACCATAATAACCGGAAGCAAGATTCATATTACCAGAAAAATCTGAATCCTTACTAAACGCACGCCAAGCGACGTAGTTCGTTAAAGAAGGCCCATATATATCTTGCAGCGGTATTGAATCTCCCACCACTGTAACTGCAGTAGGAACAGCGGCGTAGACTAATTCAATAGTGGCGCCGGCTGTAGCAGGAGGGTAAGTATAGAAAAAATCACGCTGACGCGTATTATACATATAATGTTGAAGAGTCAGACTCGAGGTTACGCTACGCCATGTAGGCATCTCAGTATCTAAAACATTACGTTTTACATAAGTAACTGGTAGCTCTGTACCACCGCCTGTAGTTGTATTTGCTACAACATCGAGCAATAAAACCAGCTCAAGCGCTAACGTACTAAGCCCTTGCTTATACCCAGCAACGCATGTGAACTCTTCAGTAATAGGGTTACAGTCTGGTTTAATAAGCACAGCTTGACGGATAGCCTCATTAATCCAGTCGATTAACTCTGCATCAGTCCAGCGAACTGCAACTGGGTCTATCAGTATAGCTCGAGCGTCGTCGATAATATCTCGGACAGTTAGCGCCATTTCGATCTCCTAAAAAAGACCGGAAGCCAAAGTACCACGAAGTACGGACAACCACCGCCACCGGCCAAGGTTGACGAGCAAGAGCACATACGAGGGAGGTATGCTCCTGCTCAGCCTACGCGCCTTTAGATATGTGCTACGTCAAGCGTCAAACAACCAAAATCTTGGGCGTTAGACGGATCATCGTAAGACCCTTTATAAACGGTCTTAGCCATACCATAAAGCTTACCAACTGACATACCGGGTTGGTTGCCATAGTCATTATCACTTGATTCATCCCAGTACGGAGTACCAAGATCACAAAGTGCTAATGCCTGTGCTCCTAAGAACAAGCAACGAGAACCAGTTACAGCGTTAGTAGTACCGGGAGTAGGACCAAACTTAGCAAGTCCAACACCAGCTGCAGAAGTAGAAGCGGTAGTAATAGCAGTGTCGTCAGCCACACCAGTGTTACTTGGAACGTAACGGTGAGACATTACAACTACACCATCAACCATTACAGCGTCAGTACCAACAAACAGGTCGTGAGACTTGCTACGTGGCATAGCGTGGCGTACGTTATCCAAGAAGTCTTGGTCTAACTTTAAGTTAGCCATAACTCGTGGAGATACCCAGAAGTAATACACTTCGCCGTATTGGCTATGTACTACAGGCTTTATATAACGCTCATGCGCTTCAGCCTTCAGGTTAACGATATGCCCATAGCTAATAGCTGTAGGAGTAGCTCCGTAACCATCACCAAGAACGATAGCATCAGATGCTTCTGTATGGAACTGACGATTAGAGGAAGGCGCTGCTTCTGTACCGAAAGCTAATTCGTATAAATTAGCACCTGTTGTAGCTGACCACTGCGGCTCAACACCATCAGGATTAGTATCAACAGCGATACCAGCCAGAAGGTTAAAACCAATTTTGTCGATTACTGTACCAAAACGATAACCTAACAGGTCACGTGCGGTTTTACGGAATTTAACGATAGTAGCCTGCTCAGCCATACGACCTGAAGACTTCATACCCATTCTATGTTGATCAATAGGCACCTTGAAGTCATAAGCGCTAGCGCCTTCTTCGTTTCCTTCCAGAGTGTTGTCCCCTGCGATACCGTGACCGGTAAGCTCAGGAACTAAGGTTACAACTGCCGCGTCGCCTTTTTCAGACTTAGTCAATGCAGTTACTTTTTGAATACATGAAGTTGGAGATGTACTCGCGTGCTTAAGCACGAATGATGCGTTTCTTGCCTGTCTCCACAGGTCACGGGCCCACGCGATCTTCTGATCCGTTAATAGGGCACCAAAATCAGTAGTAGCCATTATAGCTCTCCTAAATAGGTTAATAAAAAGTGTTTGTCTAACTAATGCCTATTTAGTTTTACGCCCGTGGCACTGCGGCGGCCAGCTTGTTGTAAGTATATAACAGCTAGCGCTGCTATACAATTACTTATTCTTCGGGTATCGCTTAGCTTTCTTTTTAGCGGACATCATTTCTTGGTCGCCTTCTTAGCTGCAGGTTTTTTAGCTGCAGGTTTTTTCTTAGCCAAAGGCTGCTTAATCTTTGTTTCTGGCTCTTTAGAGAGCTTAACTGCATAAGTACGCCCTTTACCGCGTTTCAAATGCCCGTGTTCATCATAATAATAACCTTGAGCTTTTCTCATAGAATTAAGCTTTCTCACAGTATTCTCCTATCCAATAGTACCAGTTAGTATTTCATCTCTTACAGATTCAGGCAACGCGTCCCATTGGTCTTGCGACATTTCAGATGCATTGTGCTTTGGTGTTGCTGTTTTATCTGCTCCACCACGTCCAGTCGGTGCAGGTTGCGCTATATCTTTCGCTGCTGCTTTCTTACGCGCTACAGGTTTTGCTTTAGGCGTTTTCAAAGTAGCTACTTTTTGCGTAGTCCGCAAATCATAATTAGCAGCAACACTACGTACTGCGCGTTCCATAGCAGCTGCGGGCCTATAACCACGCTGTTCATACATGCCTGCTATATCAATAGCTTCTTCTAGCGCATCCTGATTAACATCAGCGCTTTCGTGGTCAAGCTCAGGATAAACCGCAACCCATTCGTCTGCAGCGTCCTGTCTCTCCATATCTCGCGTATTCTGCTCAATTACTTGTACTGCGTTCTTTGTAGCTTGCTCAAGTATATCTGCTTCAGATTTACTGGTAGCTTGCCTCATATTATTAAACTGCTCGGCCAAAACCTGACTGAACGCATCAGTATCGCCATCAAGTACTTTTTCCGCTGCTTCTTTCAATACAGCGGGGTCAATAGCCTCCATACCTGCGTCTTCTGTAGCTGCAGTCATTTGGCTCTCAAGCTCTGCTACTTTTGCTAAAGCCGCTTCAGCACGATCTGCCTCTTGCTGTCTCTTACGATTAGCAGCATTTAAGCGCTCTCGTGGAATCATGGGATTTTCTTCTGGAACGGCTAAGTCATCAGCGTCCTCTACTTCTTCAGGTTCGTCTTCCGCAGTTGCCTCTGTCTCTCCGTCAGACTCTTCCTCAACTTCCGCCTCTGTATCTTCAACTTCAGCTGTGGGTTCGTCATCGTCACTTTCAGATGCGCCATCTTCTGTTGACTCCTCTTCGGCCGCTGCTTCTGCTTCGAGTTTATCTACTTCAAACTCATAATCACCTAAATCTTCCATTCCGTCATCTTCGACTTCCATGGACTCAGGGTCAAATACATGTTCTTCGGTTGTCTTATTCATTTAGCTTTCTCCGTGGGTTTGTTTTGCTGAGATAACGCGGTCGTAGCCATGTTACCCATTATTTTCGTTTTTTCTGCTTCAAGCTTAGCTTTATTATTGTTCATATTATTCATCTGGGCGCTAAGTTCTTTAAGCCGTGAAACTCGTTCTCTTGTAGCTTGTTCTATTGCTGTAATTGTGGCCTCAAGCTGTAATTTCTCACGCTCAAGTCCCGGCACATCTGCTGCTTTCATAGCATTTGCTTGCGCAAGGTCAGCTTGTGCTTTCTTGAGCTCAACATCTGCAATCTTGTCTTCCAGTCCTAACTGAATCATTTGAATCTGGATTTCTTCCTGCAACTGCTGCATCTGCTGTTCTTGTTCCGTCGGAGGAGCAAGACCCTGCATTTGTTTAGACTCTTCGACGATCTCTTCCTTATTATCAAGGTTACTATAAGAAAGGATTCTGTAATCAGGAATACCAATACCTGCTTCACGTAGCGTGAGCGCTTCAGCGAACTGAACCTCGCTATATACGTCTTTAGCAGGCATATTACCGATAGTTACGCCGTACTTACCAAGAGTAAGGTCATTAACAACGGTTATAGGTGGACCTTGCTGAGCAAACTGCTGCTCTAACATAGCTATCGCTTCCTGCTGCTGTTCGGGAGGCATCTGGTCTATTTCTGCCTGCATCTGCATAAGCTGCTGCTCATCAGGCTGCATCTGGTTAACTGCCATCTCTTGAGGCTCAGCGTCTGGCTGCTTGTAATCAGAAATCATAAAGACTCGCTCGTCTGTATAGAACTTCTGTATCAACTCAAGGAACTTACGGCCTATTAAGCGCCTAGAACGGGCTAAGTTATCAAATACTGGTTGTAATTGGAGTAATCCGCGCGCTTGGCGGTTCTCGAGGGCTATTCCAGATACGTGGGCCTGCTCGGTCCCCTGCATAGCTCTATTAACCCCGGAAATCTCGAATATAGACTCCATCGCTCTAACACCAACCGCATCTATCCCAGTAGGGACTGTATTCGGTTGTATCTTCTCGGGAGACTCTCTACCGGGTGCTTTTTCTATTACAATTCCTGTTTTGGACCCTTTTGCAGCTAAGTCATCAGCTGTCATATTAGCAAGGGCGCCTGATTCAACAATCCAGCCGCTATTAGCAGTAGTATTAACTACATGCAGCATTTGGGAAGTTGTTTTATTCAAAATTTCTTGTGAAGAGAGTAAATTCTTAACTACACCGACTGGATGGCCTCTTCGGAAGTAAGGAAAGAAAGGAACAATAGTAAATGAGTCATAAGGAGACCATTCATCAAAAAGAAGTGTTTTATCTGCGCTAACAGTCCATCTGACTCGTTTTTGTCTCTTTTCTACTACCTCAAGGCCAAAAGACTGCGCATGATTAACAATACGTTCTTCGCTCCAATTAAGAGGAACCGGTGTAGTATCGCCTGCTGTCGGATTCAAAAAGTGTTTAAACGTACCAACCTGCCAATACTGGCGGTCGATGATGCGGACAGACTTAACGATGTTTTTCTCTGTCCCGTCTGTATTTGCATAAAACGTACCTTCTTGCACGCCGTAATCAAGACCTAAGTCATCACCGAACGTGGTCTCTTCATGAAACTCCACCGAATCTGTAGCAAAATTGCCTATACTGTCTATGTTAATTCTGACCATACGCGCTTTGTCATCTCCAAAACGCATAGCCAACTCTTCCATAGACAAGAACTCAGTAGTAATTACATCAGCCCAAGTTTTAGGGTCATAGTCATGTGCATCAGGGTCAGGAATAACAGAACGAGGATCACGAAGAGTAGCCTGCAACTCACCGTGCTCATTGTCAGTAGTATCAATACGAATGTCGATATAGCCACGATCAGTAATTAAACCATCCTCGAACATGTCCGACTCAACGTCGTCATATGCCATATCATCACACTCGTGCATAAGCACTTTGTTGATAATAGACGCCAGCTCAGTTGTGGCCCCGCCACGTTTAGGTTTAAACCGAAAGTCGGCTCTTTTGTTGGAATACTCACCTTTAACAGAATTTACTGCTGTAAGTATCATATTAACAGTCATAGCAGGACGACCCTGCTTTTCTAATTCTTTCTTATCTTCTTCCTTCCACTGGTCACCACGATAAAACTTATCGCATTCATTGGCTTCACGTATATAATCAGTGTGGCCTCTGCCCCTTACATAAAAATATCTATTATAAGTACGTCTCGCTAAGTCACGGTGTTGAGGTGACTGTTCGTAAACAGACGCATTGGGGTTGTCTAATATTTCTTTATTAGGATCGGGCGCTATAGATGCTTGCTTCATTCAATGACTCTCCAGAAGGAATGCCTAAGTATAGCCTAAGTAAACGCTACTTGTCACTTATGCTCTTCGTTATGTTTCTTAATAATCGCTTGGTTAGCTTTATCGTTTACATAACAGTTGTTTTGGTTGCTATCTATTTTAACACCAACTGCTTCTGACATCGAGTCTTTCTCAGCCTCAGTAAATTTTGCAAACTCACAAGGACTATCTAATTCAAGAGGAACGTGAATAACACGGTATCTATCAATACAGCCGCTAGATACGATCGCGCCAATCAGCACTATCATGATTCTTTTTATCATTCTCTGCCTCCTTTTTAATCACTTCAGTCGCTTCTTTCATCTGCTCGCTAATATCATCTTTAATAACATGACCTGCGTTTTCTTCTTCCAAGTCATCTATCTTACGATTCTTGTAACCAATAACAGCCAATAAGATAGCAACGGCTGCGCCTAACAAAGCTACTAGTTTTGCCCAAATACCTGCAAACATCTTATACACTCCCCCAGCTATTAGCGTAAGTTATCCGTTTAAGTAGGTTATGCCTAGATTCCGCCACATACCCGTACTTCTGGTTAGGACTCCATTCACCTAATATGCGCCCGTCTATCTTATTAGATTGTACATAAGTTTTAGGCCCATCTTTAAACATAAACGCGTTGTGCATCTTTTCGCTTATATACTCCCGCCATTTTGTATAACTAGTAAAGGCTATTATCTTCTCTTCATGAAATTCATGCTTACAGTTAGGACATACACGCACTACTTTTCCCTTAAAGGCGCAGTAGTAAGCGCCCGAAGCACACCAACTATAATGGAAAGAGACATCAACGCTATTCCATAATTATCTGCCAGCACGTTTTTTAACGCTGGTAAATTCTCCAGCGCAGGTACAAGTGCAGCCAAGGCATAAGCCAAGTACATAGTCTTTGATTTAGTGGCGCCTTTTAAAGTACCAGTTACGGGTTTTGTATTCATTTTATTCTCCAGTTGTTCGTGCCCATGCGCCAAGAGTACTATCACCAACCTCGCGTTCTATTGCCATAGAACCAGAATCAACAAAAGCTCCTAACGGGTTAGCCCTAGTACTTCCACCCCAAATCGCGCAATCATCATTATACCCATCAAGATTTAGCATCCGCTTCATAACACCTAACATTTTCTCAGCGTCATCTGCTTTTAAAGTTACTTTCTTACCTTTAATTTTCAAGACTACACCAACTACCTCTATATCGCTACTCATAATTTTTGCCCTCTTCTGCATATACATTTAAGAAGTGAGCCTCATCAATCCAAGTGACAAACCCGTCACTAAACGCTATCTGATACCCCTTCTCTTTCTTGTCCATACCAAAAGGCACGGGCCAAGAGCGTTTTTTACTGTACTTGCCGATAGTCATGCTTTTCGCATCCACCATCTTATCAGCCGTATACTCATGTATTTTTTCTGCTATTGTTTTACCCAACGCCTTAATCCTCCATACCGCAATGAGCTTTATCCCATGGTTCAACTAAATAGCGGCAGATAAACCGAGCCAAATAATACTGATAACGTCGCATAAATATAGTGCCGCGCCCCCCGCGCAAAATATCCCGCAGCCTCTCAGTCAGTGTCGGGAACCCAATACCTTTCCACTTAAAATGTGCCCCAGCAAAATCCGGTTTCTGGAGGAACATAATACTGCCAAATATAATATTAAACACTACATCCCAAAGTATGCCAACGAACGCAAAAGCGTACGCCGGATATTTCAAATACTTAGGAATCTTCTCCTCGTTTTCTTTTAGCCACATAACATTAACAAAGAAAATCCAAAGAATAAGAAATGAAACTGCCCAATAGATAAAAAACATATAACCTCCGTTAACTAGCCATTGAACTAGTCGCACGTGACCCACTCATAATACTTGGGAGTTTATCACGCCATGATAATTTTTTAGGCTCAACCGGAACTGTACCGGGTGCTGCCTCTTCCAAGAATAAACCTATATAGGCCATGGCGTCAACAAAGTCGTCGTGTTTAGCTGATGGAAACTGCAACATTTCTGTGTGAACGGCAGAACCCTCAAAATTCTTAGGGAAGTAAACACGACCCTGCATCATCCGCGCCTGAATAGAACGGGCACGCAACATTTTATCCTGACCGCGTGTCCCCATTGGATGTATAACAAACGAGTACGCTTTTCTATCCTGAATAGATTTATTTAACGCTGGCCCAAGAGACATAAGAATTTGTCCCTTCTCAATAGTTACTACCTGACACTTGTGCTCCAACGCAGAAGTAATTACCCGCTCGATAATCTCATCAGCTGGAAAGTGCCCTCTGTGATAGTTCACTATATATACATTCTCGTTAGGGTCAACTGCCCAGATTACTCCGACCGTATAGTCATTCACTTCCTTCACACCAATTGCCAAATCCCATGAGGAATAAAACCTGAGAGTAGAAGCATCTGGTAAAGAGTCATACCAATGGAATGTGGGTTTCTTGAAATATACACCGTCGTCTGGAACGGGATTCTGCTGATATAAACTTGCCCATGTCCTCGGGCCAACGGCCTGTTTTATTCTTTCAAGTGCTGTAAGGTCGTATCTATCAGGGTGTAAAGCTTCCCCTTCTTTCCTGAACTGCTCGTCTTCGGTTGCGACTGCA